GTCTTTCCCAATCGCGTACGCGTGCAAGTGATTCCCGAACCTGGAAACTTTCGGATTATTACTGCCGGGAACGGTTATCTCTACACCATCTTGCAGGGTCTCCAAGGAGAGCTGCTTGATAGGTGGAAGAAGATGCCCTGTTCCACAATGCGTGATGACTGGGAAGCAGAAATCGAGAGTTGGGTTGCCCCTAGGGGCTGGGTTTGGAACTCTGGCGACTATAAAGCCGCTACCGATCAGCTGAATGCGAGTAGTTCAAGGACTTGCCTGCGGGCAATCCTGGATCTAACTCCCTTCAAGAACTTGTACTGTGGTTTGACTGATGCTGAGATCGTCTATCCGCAGGAAGTCCTTTCTGACGGTATGTCTAGTTCCGTGTTCCAGACGAACGGACAATTAATGGGACATCCCCTGTCATTTCCAATACTCTGCATGATCAACCTTGCAGGTCTCTATGCCGCATGCCAGAAGGGCATGGAGAATGGAATTTTGACTAGGTCAGATGTTACCTTCATACTGAAGCACTGCAAGGTTAACGGGGATGATATTCTCTTCCCGTGTCCCACTGGGCTTGTTCCGCTTTGGGAAGCGGAAGCTGCAGCCCTTGGACTGAAGTTGTCCATTGGCAAGAGTTACTCCTCGGAGCACTTTGCCATGGTGAACAACGTTATGTTCCTTATGGGACCTCGCGGTGGGCGCCGAATCGGTTATACCAACCAGAAGTTAATCCTGAACTTCTCGCTCAAGAGCGGTGAAGAACAGAAGTCACCTCTGGAAATTGGACATGCTTTCAATGACATGTTCCGGGCTTTCCCGATGTCGAGGAGCTTTCTCTCGGACTCCATCCGAAACCGTGACCTAGTGTCACAGTTCGGTTACCAACCCAACTTCTTCGTTTCGACGAAGCTTGGTGGTTTAGGAGTTGATCCTGAATATTCTACTGGATCGATCCGATTGACGAAAACTCAACGCCAAATCGCTGCGCTCTTTGCGGAGGATGTTTTGTCCTCCTTCCTGTGGTCAAATGGGTTTTCCACCCAAGGCCCCTTGTCGGGATTGCTGAAGAAGCTTCCCAAGCCGAGGTTGTCCACAGCTGCAAACGCAGTACAGTATGAAATGAGGTACCGCCCTCTCCTGACGAAGTCAGGGGTGATCGTCGAGTCCAATTGGGACTCCGATTCCCTGCCATACCAGAAGTGGGTCGCGCTCATGACCAGCTTATCGTCCTCTCTCGAAGAGAAGTCTCAGAGAAAATTGAATCTCCGAAAGCTGAAGTCTGTCCGTCCAATGAAGAGAGACAAGGTACTCACTTTGAGACCTGTTATCCTGTTCCCGACTCTGCCTGAGCCGAGGACTGGATTTGTCTACTCTTATTGATCGTCTGAAAGGGGGTCTAAGTTCTTAAATGGTCCAAAACGTTGGGACCGAAACCGGTTTTCCGTAAAGATTTACGTACTAAGTGGTTCCAGTAATCCCTGAGAATGGAGCCATGGAACGTCGAGAGACTGCACGGATCAGCCACCGGGAGGTGGTGAACTTAGATGAACAGTCCCGCCCTGGGAGGGTGGGGGCCCCGATATCTCCCAATGTCGCGTAACGAAATTCGCGACCTACGACAGCGTTTGGTTGATCAAGAGAACCGATTGACCAAGCGGATGGAAGGACGTACTGCAACGCCCAACCGTCCCAAGCCTGGTTCTCGACGAGCGCGACAGGAACGTCGCGCAAACCGTGAAGGCGGTGGAGCGGCTGTGGATGTATTCAATCATCCCAACCGCGGATTCACCCAGTCTTCTGCCCCGGTGGCTTACAGTTATTCCTCTTCGGATACTGTCGCCTACCAAAGGGTCTATGGCAACGTCAAGCACCCCGAACATGGGGTGGGCATTCACGTCCAAGGACGTCAATTGCTTTCTGATGTCACCACGACTGCAACCGGCACTGAACTGTTCGCCGGGACAGGGCTCGCTACTGTTGGAAACAACACTATCGCGCTCTCCCCCGACCGATTCAATGGCCGATTGGCTCTCACGGCTCGTACCTACAACCGTTACAAATTTACTCGCGTGACTATCACGTATGTGCCTCGTGTCGCAACTAGCGACGTTGGAATGTTTTCCATCGGCTACATTCAGGATGGTCCAGCGGATACCTTTGCAACTACTAGCTTTGCCGCTTGTACCCAAATGGATCCGAACATGCAGACTTCCTTCCGGAAGGCTTGTTCGTTCACTTTCCGTTACTCTGGTTTCAATACCTGGTACACGGAATTCTCCAATACCACCACTGCTGCCGTTCGGCAGACCACTCAGGGTGAATTGATCGGGTTTCCCGATCTCACCTCGATTGGTGCCACGCAACATGGTTGGCTTTGGGTTGACTACTCGATTGAACTTTACCAGCCTACGCTGGACTTCGGTTTCTCCCTTGATGTTAAGTCTAAGGAGGAACTCGAGGCAGTTCGTAAGGCTCTCGGAGCCTATCGAGTGTCGCAGCAAGCATCGTCTCGCCGTCTACGGGATGCCGAGGAAACGACCGAACAGGAAATTGTCCTGATCGAGGGTCGTCCCTTCGTGCAAGCCAAATGACAGAGAACCAGAAGATTCCTCCAAGTAGAGGAGTCCGC